CCAGCCGCCGGCTCCCGGCTTGGTCTTATCGAAGCCGATCGGGATCTCACCGACAGAGCCCTGCCATGAGACCTGTGCGTTACGGATGACGCTTGCCATTGTGGCTCCCTGGGAATATTTGCCCTGGGCCGGCAGGTTGGCATCGGCCAGGGCATCAAGGACGTCATATTCTACCGTCTCGGCGGCCTGTTCCATGGCGTCCCCGAAGATCTTCGGCAGGTCGGCGCCCAGCTCGTCCAGCCGCTCGGCATATTCCTCGAAATTGCTGAAATCGATGCTCAGTCTGTTCTTCCGCTTGGCCACATTAAGCGCCTCCCTTCACGGCTCGGACCTTGAATTTTGCAAACTGGTTCCGCATGTCGATGTTCTCGACTTCGCCCAGGATGTCATAGGTCCTGCCTGTCTGGATGACGCGGACGCGGCAGTCGCTCGTGATGTCCGGCCTGTACCAGGTCTCGACATAAGCCGTATCAATGACCTCGTAGAGGTCGTTGGTCATCTGCTCCGTGCCGCCGAAGGCCCTGAAAGATGCATTGATGATCCCGGCATCCTCGAATGTCTTGACCTCCACGCCTTTTACCGTGCTGTAAGTCGGACGCATGAGCATGAGAGCCGTGCTGTAAGGCGTATCAGGGATAAATCGTCTCCGCATGCTCTCACCTCTTGTAACTCAGCTGGGCGGCCCGCTGATAAAAATATGGCGACAGCTTACCGTCGCCGCCGCCATAATTCCACAGATCCGCTACGCCCCTTGTCACCAGTCCGACCGTAATCTTGTCCTCCTGGATGCCGGCATCAACGAGGAAGCCTATCACTTCCTCGTAATATGGCCGGATGACCTCCGTCTGGTAGTCGCCAGTGATGCCCAGGGACGTCATGACCTGCTCAAGAGTCGTAGCCATGGCCGCCCTCCTTAGAATCCTACTTTGGCGATGGTCACTGCTCCGCTGGCCAGCGTGGCTTTATAAAGTGTGACCCCGTCGGGATCCACGTCCTCTCCAGTAGTATCCACAGCTGTGCCATTGACGGAGAATCCCTGATAGTAGTAGTCCGGGATAAAATATACGACCGCCGACGTGACGGAGGGCCCGAAGTTGAGACTCCGGACCGGCTCGTTGGCCAGCATGTTTCCGGAGCCGGACGTCACGGAAAAGACGCCGATCTCTTCGGCCGCGATGGCTGCCACTGTCGTGCCGATCAGCGCCATGATGACGCCGATCATGGTCAGCAGGTCTGTTTTTGTGATAGGGACAATCCTGTCCTGGTTAATCATTTTGTACCTCCTTTACCGATCAGTTGGTGGCGACTGCCCACTGGGCATTGACCACTTTCAGGATCTTGCCGTTGTCCTCCACGGTCACTTCCGGGAGCTCGTCGATGCTGGCCGCCTTCCAGACGCCGTCCTGTACCATCAGGACTTTGCCGTTGTCCGCCGCTGTCACGCCGGGCAGGCTTGCCGTCACTCCAGTCGTGACGACTTCCGCGATAGCTTCGATGACGTCCGCGTTGGTGGCCGTGTCGGCCAGGTTCTCCACCTGGCCGCCAAAAGCCTCATAGAGTTTTTTAAGCGCTTCGAGATTGGTGATCATATTCTCACCTCCATCAGCCCTTGATGATCTTGTAGTAACCGGTCGGGTTCAGGACCTTGCCGTCGACCACGGTCAGGGCCTTGTCGACCCACTCGTTGGTTTCTTCGTCAAAGTAGCGCCTCATCGCAAAACCGAAATTTTCGTTGATGGCGTACTCTTCGGGCTGCCAGAAGATGCCGACAACGTCGCCGGCCTGGGCCGTATCGAAATCAGCGATCACATTCGGCTCGACGAGAGAGATCGCGCGACCGAAGAAGCGGCCATTGGGATCCCTGGCGTCTCCGTCGTTGACTTCGAGTCCGGTCGCCTGGCGGAAGATCGGGTTGCCGTTGTCGTCAGACATGGTCTCAAGATATGCCTCGACCGTGGAGAGCGGGAAGATAAATTCGCCTTCTCTGTAGCCCAGAGGAAGCTTGGCGAAGAAGTTCTTGCGCCAGTCTTTCCAGTTGTTGAACTGAGCGGCGGTCATGATGATGGTGTTGGTCACGCGCTCGTCGTTGAGGATGCCCAGCATGGATCCGTCGCCGGAACCGCTTACGATTCCGAGGTCCATCGCTTCCAGATATGCCACAGCGATGACTCTCGTGAGCTCCGCTTCAAAAGCGGAGAGGGTCAGGATCCTGGAGAGGAAGGTCTGGGCAATCCTGATTTCGGCTGTATGATAGCCAAAAGTCACTTTGCCCAGCTCTCCGACACGCTGACGCGGGGAGACGGTCTTCTCGCTGATCCATTTGAATGTGGCCTGAAGGGCGCCGACCGGGATCTGGACACCGCCGGGGACGGACAGCTTTCTGACCTTGTAATACAGGCTGCCATAGCGTTTTCTGACTGTATTGATGACCTCGTTCATGACGGTCATGGGGATCGCCGCGCCGGTGTCGCCGGTGTTGATGGCCGTCTGGCGGAGCTCCGCCGGGATGCCGTCAATGATGGCCGCGCGGTAGTTGGCCGGGATCGGAGTCCCGCGCTGAATGTACGACATAAATGCACGTCTGTACTCCTCCGTCTCCAGGACGGGAGTCTCAGAGCGCATCTGGCCGTTCTGCGGGAAGGAGCCGACGACGCCGCCGTTCACGGGCTGGGCAGTAGCCGGGACCGGATCGGAAGCGGCGGGCGGCACAGCGCCGGCAGGCGTCGGATTCTGGCTCCTCTCTTCCTCTTCGATGGCGTCAATCTCAGCCTGGACATCCTCGATGTCCTCGTCCAGCTGGCTGATCTGGTCATTGATCGCTCTGACCTCCGCCAGGTCCTGAGATGCCTGTCCGCGGTTAATGAGCTGTGTTCTTCTGCCCTGCAGACGCTGCAGGCGCTTCATGAGTGCTTTCTTTCTCATTTTTACCTCCTGAGTAAAAGCTTTGCTTTTTCAAGTTCCAACTGTGCTTCCTCCGAGGTCTCCACCCCGGCGCTCCGCTTCTGGCGGGCATTCTCCAATGCCGCCCGGGCGCTCTCCAGCTCCCATTTACCACGAGCCTGTATATCTGTCGCCTCGTAAGCGGGGAATGTGACCGCGCTTATCTCGACGATGGATCCTATCCCACGGATATGTCTTGTGGGATAGTCCGTGTCCAGGCCTTCCCACTCTTCATCCGTCACTGAGAACATCATGGACATCCCCGTGATGTCTCCCCTTGACACCGCGCTGTAGAGGGCCGCGGCGCTGGCGTTGTTTTCTACATCCAGATCCGCCCGGTCCATGCTGAGGCCCTGGTCATCCACTGACAGCTGCATCGTGGAGTTGCCGTTATTTCGGCGTGATCTTGCGATCGGGATCTTGGATGTGTCGTGATTTACAAGGAGCCTCACGTCCGTGAGGTCCGTCTTGGCGAGGGCTCCCGGCTCGATGATCTCTGCGAACCATCCGCCGATGTCCGTCTTGGAGCCGTAGACGACCGGCCTGCCGGTCAGGATATGCCCTCTTTCCGTCTCCTCCGCACGGACCTCAAAATTGTAGGACCGGCGTTCCAACTCTCTTCTAGGCATCAGATTTCCTCCTCCTCGTCGACTTTATCGACGATATCCACATTGGTGTTACTCGCTCTGTAGGCGGCTTCCTGATTGGAGTCGATCCAGTTGAGCGACATATAACGCTTGCCCTCCAGCTCCGGAAGAGGCCTGAGCCCGAAGGCCACACGCTTCTCGTTTTCGTACATCGCGCCGGTGTTGGACAGAAGCGTGACTATCTCCACGGTCTGGTCCACTGTCATAAAGACCAGGTCCTTCGGGTATAGGCGAATCTCGTTGCCGAAAGCCTTTTCTCTCTTGGTAAAGACTTTCTTTGTAAAGGCCTGGCCGATGGCGATGATCAGCGGCTCCAGGGTTTTCTGGTAAAATGCCGCGTACTGGACCTTGTTGAAGTCTCCTTTCAGGATGCTGAGAGGGACGCCCCAGTTCCTGAGGATCTTCTCGTCGATGAATTTCAGCGTGTCGGCATCGACCAACTTCGTGTCTCTTGTCAGCGGTATATATTCCGCTTTGAGGTCGAGCGGCAGGAATCCGCTCTCGGAGTTCTGAAGATGCTGCGTCAGTTCCGCAATGGCTTTCTCTGTCTTTCCCTGGTCTAAAATCGTGTTGTACTTCACAACGCCGTTGATTGCGTATGATGCATTCATCGCCCGCGCTATTCCCTTGAGCATCTGGTCGTTCAGTTCCAGGGTCTTCAGGAGAGCGGCGTGGTCGGGCTGCCCATTCCAATCGCCGCCCATGAATTCTGATACCGAGTAGTGATATTTGATGTGGATGACATTTTCGTAGGGAATGACGGTGTTCTGGCCTCCCTCGAACCAGAAGCGGCAGAACAATCTGCCGCTTGCGTCTTGGAGGAAGTCCACCTCTGTCGGTTTGATGGGATATAAAGCCTCGTAGTAGCGCCGCTCCTCGCCGGTCTTCTCGTCCCGCCACGTCCTATATGTCGGGATGATGAATGCGTTGTAGTTGAGGAGGAGGAGCCAGCAGACTTTTTCTAGAAACTCTGCCGTCGTCATCAGCGGGTTGGGATCCCGGAGCACGGCCTGGACCGTGCTTGTGTTGATCGGAACCGGGTCGCTGTCAATGACCCGTATGTGCTGAGGATTGAGCTTTTTGATTTCATCCACAATGCAGGCCAGCGCCTGCTGGACCACGTCCGACGCATAAATGTTTGTCCCGAACTGGGAATAGATCGGCGCCAGCCCGTTGAGGACCGCGGCCAGCGTCGGGTTTTTCGGCCCTCTGTGGAATAATTTGTCGAGCCAGCTCATTTTTCATTACCTCCTATGGCGGTCTTGTACTCTGTCCGGTATCGTCTGTACATCTCGTATAGGATTGCCAGACAGACAGCGCCGTCGATTCTTTTTCCTGTCTGCATTTTGATTATTAGGCACAGATTATGGTCGTCGACCTTGAGGCCTGCGTTAGATAAGCACCACTTGTCGATTGCATGATCGTTATACTGGACGAGCTCGTGCTTCAAGTCGGCTTCCGTCAGCCTGATGGCGTTGGACAGCGTCTGTGCGTTCTGGTTGATCATCACCAGGTCGCTGTCGTCGCCTCCGGTCTTCATCCAGCCGTAATATTCCATCCGGCTGATCCAGTCCTTCGAGAACCTCTGGTCATATCCACATTTCCAGAGCCGGATGCCGTACTCGTCATAGAGCCGCCAGAACCAGTCAGCCGCTGCCGCGAGGTCAACGTCGTTGCCCTCGATGATAGTCATGAGGCCGGCGGCGGCCCACTCCTCATATCTGGCGCCGCATTGCGCGTCGTCACTATCCTGGAGCTTCGACTCCGGGATGAAGTAGTGGCTCAAGACATATTTGTGAGGGTCGTCCGGCTTCATGACGAGGGCCTTGACCGCGACGAGGTCGGTGGTCTCGGCCAGGTCGACGGCTCCCAGTGCCAGACAGCCTCGGAAGTCTTCCGGGTCGAATGCACAGGGATAGTCGTAGTCTTCCAGGTTGAGCCAGGCTTCAGCTGCGTTCTGCTTGATGTTGAAGTCTTTGCACAGAACAAAAATGCGGTCCGCCTTGGACCGCTTCGCTTCTGCTACCTGTTCCTCCATATATTCCCACTGTTTGATGTGTCCCAGGGTTGGGTTTGACTTCATCCATAGCCGGTTTTCCCTGGTGCCGGTCCATATTTCGCTCTCCGAGTCCTGCGTGTAGAGCCACGGCAGATATCTCTCAGCCGCCGGATCGTCCGGATCCTCGCGTCTGATGACTGCCCGAGCCTTCTCCAGTTCCTTGTCAAGGTAGCCGTCTATGACGAATCCCTCTGTGGTCAAGAGAAAGAAGAGCGGCTCCTTCTTCAGCGACTGGCTCTGTTCAATCGACTTTGCGATGACGTTGGTCTTCATTTCATGGCATTCGTCCAGGAATGCTTCGTCGATGTTCCGGCCCTCTTTGTTCTTGGTCCGGTCTGACAGCTTGAAGATCTTCGTGCTGGTCGCCTTGTTGAGCATGTAGCGCTGATTTCTCTTGGTGTCGCGGCTGTTAGGGTCGATCAGTAGGCGCATCGTGTCGATGGCGTCGTAGATGATCGAGGCCTGGGCATCGTCATTCGAGGATGCCACAATGTCCGCGCCGGCATTGCCCAGAATGAACTCTGTGAGGCCCAGCGCAGAACATGTCTCTGACTTTGTATTTTTGCGGGCGATCAGGAGCATAATTTTTCTGAACCGCCGGTAAAGACTTTCCGGCATTTTGAAGCTGTAGACGGCTTCAATGAAAGCCCGCTGCCAGAGCATCAGCTTCATGGGCTGATTGTAATATGGCGACTTGGTGAGGCGGACGCAGCCCTCCATGAAGTCCATCCGGAGCCTGGCGTCATCCGTGTTATAGACGTATCTCTCGCTCCGGATGTCCTCTTCCAGGTTCTCAAGCTCCTGGGCGAGGTCGCTCCCGATCAGGATCTCTCCCGAGTCACAGCGGCCTTTGTATTCGAGCAGGAAGCTGTTGTCAGGCGTCCAGATGCTCATTCATCCACCTCCTGAGCGGACTGTCCTCCTCCGCGTCATCCTGGCCGGATGCCCGCAACATGATCTTCACAATGTTGGCATACTGCTGGAGGAGCTCCTTGTACTGTCTGGCGGCCACGGTCGCCTTCTGGCGCGTCGGGTCCTTCGGATGTACCTTGATCTTCGGCAGGGTCCGAAGGTAATCAAGCTGTTGCTCAAGGCTGACCATGTCCTCGATCATGGGGAGCAGGATCACATTATTGCCGACAGCTTCCAGGAGCTCTTCTTTTCTCGTCTTGTTAATTGCCATTGCTTACCATGTAGGTGATTTTGTAGTGGACGTTATATGTATTGGTTGAGTCCGGGTTTTCGAGCATAAGACGAAACACGTTTTTGCCTGATCCATCTGGATTCTTCATGATTTCGATGAACGGGAGCCCGTTACGGCTTTCTCCCATTGCCCACTTATCTATTGCAATTCGCCACTGGAAGCCAAGAATTGCTATATTCGATGTTGGCACATTTTCCATCGGCGGATCAGACACATAAAATGACGCCCTGCTGTTTGGAGCAAGCGCTCTATACGACGTTATCGTCCCGATAATGGCCTTCTCTTTGTTATCTTTAAACAGATACGCCATGCCAGCCTCCTAAGATTGCGCTTCAATTCGATTTTTTGCGCTATTTTCACATTTTTGCACGTTTATAATGGTTTTTTGCCCATTTTTCAAAGCCAAAAATTTGAATTTTTGACTTTCTGTGCGAAATACC